TCAGATGGAGGACGACCAGCAGCACAAAGGCCGTGACCAGCCCGGCGTCCAGCGCCGCCGTCCATGTCGGGGCGTCGAAGAACCACTTTCGGGCGCAGGTCACGGCGGCGGCCACGGGGATCACCCACGGGAAGGGCCGCACGGCCTTTCCCGCGTACACAAGGGCCATGAAACAGAGCCCGGCAAAGACGCCGTGCCCCGCCGCCTCCGGCCAGCTTGCGGCATCGAGGAACCACTTGTCGATACAGGCGGCTATGGCCGCAACGGGAACGAACAGCGGCCACCAGCTCGCATACTGTTTGGCCATCAACTCTTGGTAGGTTTTCATGGGCACTTCTTTTGGCGTGACGTTTGCTGTGGGGGCCGCGGTAGGGGCCTCCGTCGCTTCCGCCTTTACCACGGTTTCCTCCCGCGTCAAAGGGCTCAAGTCTGATCTTAAAGGCCTACAGACCGTTTCCCAGAAATCAGGGGCACTGGTTAAAGCCAGCGCGGAACTTGAAGCGGCTCGTGCCCGTCTCAATGCTGGACCGCTCCTCCCCGAGACCAGAACCAAGCTGACCGGGCAAGTGCAAGCCTCCGAGCGGGCTTTCAAGAGCGCGGAGCGGGCGGCAAAAAAATACGGCGTCACCGTCGAGAACATGACGAAGGCACAATCCGAAACGGCTGCGGCCATCGGGCGCACCGAGGCCGCCCTCGGACGCCAGCAGCAAATGCTGGCCAACCAAGCCAAACGGAAAGAATACCACGGGCAGATCATGGAGACTGTGGCCACGGCCGCCGCGGTGGTCGCCCCGGTCAAGCTCGCCATCGACTACGAAAGCAACTGGGCCGATCTCAAAAAGGTGGCCAATTTTGCCAAAGATGACGACGAAAAACGGATTAAGCAGGACATCTTCTCCGTTTCGGAACGGACGGGGCTCGGCCCGAACGAAGTCACCAAGATAGCCGCTGCCGCCGCGGAAGCGGGTGTGGCCAACGGTGCGGACGGCAACCTTGATCCTGAAAAAATGAAGAGATTCCTCAACGACGCCGCCGAAATGTCCGTCGCCTACGGCATCACCGCCGAAGAAGCCGGGGAGCGCCTCGCTACCTACCAGTCGCGCATGGAACTCACGGCGGAACAGACCCGCGGCATGGGCGACGCCATGAACTATGTGGCCTCAAAAATGAACGCCACGGCTGCGGACACATCCTCAGTCGTAGCCCGGATGGGCGCGGTGGGGAAAACGGCGGGGCTTTCCGAAAAGTCCATCGTAGGCTTGGCCGCCGCAATGGTATCGACCTCGGAAAACAAGGAAACCGCCGGGACGGCCATGAAGAACTTCCTGCTGACCTTGAGCCAAGGCAACGCCATGACCAAGGCCCAAAAGGAAACCATGAAGCAGTTGGGGTTCCGCAATGTCGGAGCCATCGCGGAAGGCATGAAAAAAGGCGGCAAGGAAGCAGAAAACACCCTGCTCACGGTACTCGGAGCCATCAAGAAAATGCCCGAAGCGGAACAGGCTGGCATCGCCAAGGAACTGTTCGGCACGGAATCGCTCGCCTCATTGGCCCCACTCATCAACAATCCCAACAAACTGCGTGAGATTTTCGCGCTGGCCAACTCCGAAGAAGCCACAGGCTCCCAGCTCGCCGAGTTCAAAACCCGCTCGGAAACGACGCAGGGCGCTCTGGATCGGCTGGCGGCCTCCGGGCAAATCCTCGCCATCACCATCGGCAGCGTGCTCCTGCCGCCCCTTGCCTCAGCCGCCGAGCATGTCACCTCCGTCATCAAGCCTGTCCGGGCCTTGGCGGAAGCGTTTCCCGGCGTCACACGGGGGGTCATGTTCGTCGGCATCGCGCTGGTTGGGCTCAAGGTATCCGCGCTGGCGGGCGGCTACGCGGCGACCATCCTCTCGGACGGCTGGCAGATCGCCAAGGGCATCTTCGCCGCACTGCGCCCGTCCGTCATCGCGGCAACCGTGGCGCAAAAGGCCCACGCGGCGATCGCTCTGGCCAGCGCCGCCAAAACAAGGGTGTTTACAGCGGCACTGGTTGTCCAAAAAGGTGTTTCAGCCGCCCTTGCCGGAGGTACTGCACTGCTGACAGGGGCCGTTCGCCTGCTTGGTTTGGCGTTTGCATCCAACCCCATTGGCTTCATCATTATGTCCGTCATTACACTCGGTACCGCCGTTTATGCCTTATCCAGCAAATGGGAACCGCTGAGAATTGCCGTCGACAAGTGTACCGCATGGATTGGTGAAAAACTTCAATGGGTAAGCGGACTATTTACTCCGGTTCTAGATAAGCTCAAGACCGTGGCTCAATGGATGGGCATCGTCGACAACGGTGTCGAATTTCATGACGAATCTGGAGTGGCTGATGACGGTTATGCCGCCTACCCCGGCATGGGCGACCTTCCCAAGCGGGAAACCTCGTTCTGGGATGACTGGTTTGGATCAAAGACGGAACCGACACAGGCAGCAGTCCAGCCCCCAACCATCGCAGAGCCTTTTGCCGGGCCGACGAAACCCGCCCTCTCCGAAGCCGCCGCCAAACCGGCACAAGCCAAACTCCCCGGGCAGCCCCGGACAGCCCCCGCCTCTTCCCGCATCCCGGAATATGCCGCGTCTGGGGAGGCACGAAGGACGCCTCCCGCCGGGAACACGGCGTCCCCGTCCGCCCGCCAGCCCGTCAGCCTGAACTTTTCCATGCCCGTTACCCTCAACGGCATCCCCGCCGCGGACATGGGCGACGCGCTGCTGCGCAGCATCGACAGCCGCGCTGCCGCCATTGAGGAACGGATTGCCCGCATGCTCGGCAACATCGTCGGAGACCAGAGGAGGTTGGCTTATGGCAACTGAGTACATAACGCAACAAGGCGACTGCTGGGACGCCATCGCTCTCCGGCTGTGGGGCGACGAGCACCTTATGGACAGGCTCATCGCCGCCAACATCGAACACATGGATATGCTTGAGTTCCCCGCCGGGGTCCGGCTGAACGTGCCCGACGGCGTTAAGAAACCAGAAATCAACATGGAGCTTCCGCCGTGGATGTAACCAACGGGAAACAAGAGCAGGAACACGCCCGGCGCGTGAGGCTCGCCGTCACTATCGGCGGCCACGACGCCACGGACGCGCTCGCCCCCTCGCTCCTGTCCGCAACCTACACCGACAACGCCGCGGGCAAGGCCGACGAGGTGCGCCTCGATCTGCACGACCGCGACGGCAAGTGGCTCGGGGAGTGGGCTCCCAAGAAAGGGACCGAGGTGTCCATGCGTATCCTGTGCACGGACTGGTTCGGCCCCGGTCAGGACGCCTCCCTGAACTGCGGCTCGTTCAAGGTCGATGAAGTGGAATATTCCGGGCCGCCGACCAAGGTCAGCATCAAGGCCTTGTCCGCCGCGCTCACGGACGGGCTGCGGGAAACGAAAAAAACGCAGGCATGGGAAGGCTATTCCCTGCAGGCCGTGGCCGGGGAAATCGCCCAGCGCAACGGGCTTGAGCTGCTCTACAATGCCGACGCCTTTCCGTTCAACCGGCAGGACCAGCGCGAGGAATCCGACCTGCCCTTCCTGCAGCGGCTGGCCTCCGCCCGGGGGGTGAACGTCAAGGTCCATGACGGCAGGCTCGTCTGCGAGGCCGCGAAACGCGGCGACGCCCGCGCAGCCGCCGTCGCCATCTCCAGAACCGGAGGGCAGTTTTCCCCGTCGCGGTGGTCGTTCAAGGAAAAATCGGAAGGGACGGCCTACACAGGCTGCGACGTCCAGTACATGGACCCGGAATCAGGGGAAATGCACTCCTATTCCTTCGGCGAGCCCGGCGCTGACGGGCAACGGGAAAAAATAACGCTCATCAACCAGAAGGTCGAGTCGAAGGCCGAAGCGGAAACCTTCGCCCAAAGCGCCCTGCGGAACAAAAACGAAGCCGAAAACACCGGCTCGCTCGACATCATGGGGCACCCCGGCGTGGTGGCCGGGTGTACGCTGACGCTGAACGGTTTCGGGACATTCGACGGCAAGTATTTCGTCACCACGGCAACCCACAGAATCGAAGGCAAATACACGACCGGCGTGGAACTGCGCCGGACGCTGGATTATTGAGGGCAACATGAGCGGATTCGACTACGCGCAACAGGAACGGCGGATCGCGTCGCTGGAAAGCAACCGGGGCGCATCCCTGCGTTTCGGCACCGTGACCGGGGTGGATACGGCGACGGGGACGGCCCGCGTCCAGCTCCCGGACGGGGACGGCATGGTGACTATGCCCCTGCGCGTCCTTGGGCGACGCACGCTGAAGGACAAGGCGCAGGCCCTGCCCGACATCGGGGAACCCGTGGCCTGCCTGTTCTCCGGGCAAGGGCTGGAACAGGGCGTCATCCTCGGCGCGCATTACACGGCGAAGACGCCTTCCCCCAACCAAGAGGCGCAGGTCGACTATGTGCGCTACGAGGACGGCACGGAACTCTGGTACGACCGCAAGGGCCACAAGCTGACCGCCAAGGTCATGGGCGACGCGGACATCGAAACCGAAGGCGGCATCACGGCCACAGCCAAAAAAGCCATCGTCACCGAATCCAAGACCGGCATCACCCTGCGCGCCCCCCATATCCGGCTGGAAGGCAACCTCTCCCAGCAAGGCTACGCGGGCGGGGCGGCCTCAAGCATCCTGTGCGGCAACCAGACCATCTGCAACGGCTCCCTGTCCGTTCCGGGCGGGGACGTGAGCGCCGGGGACGTTTCCCTGCGCGGGCACCAGCACGAGGGCGTGGAGAGCGGCCCGGACACCAGCGGAAAGCCCGAGGGTGGGGGAAATTCCGGCACAACCGACGATAACGGAAACGGCTTCTGGGAACTCATGTTCGATATCGTGCAAAACAGTTTACCTGAGTCGCTTACCCCTACAGATTCATTGCTTCTTTGCTTGCCAGCTATTGCTGGAGCTGAAGCATTAGGCCAAACCACTTGGCAAGATACGCAAGGCTGGTTGCACCTCCAAAACATGTTTTACAAATGGTTCGGGGGGACTGCAAATGATGATGCGCTCAAAAATCCCGATCCTTACTGGGTAGATTGGGAGTGGTTGCTAAGTTTTGATCGCATATATCGTTATTTGATGGAAGCGAGAGAAAAAATTCTGAATGATGCGGCAAAGGAACAACTTGGAGAAAATCTTAAACGGGATAAAAAGTTAACAGATAAACTTGAACTTTTTAATTACGAAAAAGAAAAATGGACTCAATGGCAACGGGGTTATCATACATATGTGGCTGTCGGTGAAAGCGCCATGATTCCTGTCGATGGGCTTACCGCCGCAATGGGCACTTTTGTTTTGCGGGCTCTGGCACACGGATACACTTATCCCAATGAAGAAGGTCCCGGACATGTCATCGTCGTGGAAGGTATCAGCTTATATGTTTATGACGTTTTTAATTTCAAAGATGAAGCAAATCTCGGATTTTGGGATTGCGAAACAAAAAATTTCAATGGATATATTCCAATAGGCATATTACTAACTAACAAAGACTTCAGATCATTTAGAGATAACTATAATACTGGAAATGATTTTCTCGTTCTTTCTATGCCTATGCCTGTTGATACTTTTGAGGAACAAAGCTATGTATGGCCATGAGTATATTTCGCCGCTTCTTTTGGATGTTTTTCATCCTGCTGGCCGGGCCAATTGCATACTTCATCGGTATACCTGTTCTTTTTTCAGGACGTTCGATACAGGAATCCGCAAGTATGCTTATCGTCGCATACGATATTTTCTTTCTCCCACAATACATCACCTATACGATAATTTCTGGAATCCTGACACTCCTTTCCTGTCTGCTCTGGCTCACGAAGCCGCGCTGGTATTCCTTGATCCTTCTCGTCTTTTCCGGGGCGATATTGCTGGGTGTTCCCGGTTTTTGCCTGCTGTTGCTCCATTCCTTCGGCACGCGCTGAGGACATGCGCCTGTAGCCTGTCGGCGGCCTGTCGGCTTTTTCCATATGCCGCTCTACATGAAATACTGAGAAACATATCCCATGCCCTGAGACGGGATGCTGCAGAGCCGCCCTTCCCACTGCCTTCCATTCCTTCCTCTCAACCCTGCCTCTCCGATAGAGCTTCCTCCTTCCGCGCCTTCTGCTCCGGGGGCCTCCGCTTGCATCCTGTATCCGTCCCGGAGGCTTTATGCGCGTAGGCACCCTCGGCAACGTCGTCTTTGAAGTGTCCGACTCGCGGGTGTTCACCCCGTCGCAGGTCACCCGGGAACGCAAGGCCCGCATCGAGGAGCATCAGGTGCAGGGTGCGCTCCCCTGCGTCGAATTCATCGCCCCGGAGCTGGGGACCTTCTCCATTTCCATGACCCTCAGCGCCGCCCTCGGCGTCAATCCCATGCAGGAAGCCGACAGCCTCGGGGCCATGTGCAAGCGCGGCGAGGTTAACCGGCTCATCCTCGGGGGGCTCAACTGGGGCAAGGTCATCATCGAAAGCGTGACGCAGGACTGGCGCAACAGCGGCCCCGGCGGCGTCCACACCATCGGCCTGACGCTGGCCCTGAAGGAGTACCACTGATGCCCGTCGTCGACATGCGCGAGGCGGCCCCGCTCGTCATCGGGGCCACGGGGCTGGACGCCGTTGTCCAGAACATCCGGATGATCCTGACCACGTTCGCCTACTCCGTCCCGCTGGACCGGCGTTTCGCCTCGCACGGCGGCGCTATCGACGCCCCGGCCCCGGTGATGGCCGCGCTCCGGATTGCGGAACTGACGGACGCCATCGAAGAAAAGGAACCCCGCGCCGAGGTGGTGAGCATCCGGCTTTTGCGGGCCGAAACCCTCGACGGGCAGCTCCGGCCCGTCGTGACCTTCAAGCTCAGGGAAGGGGTGACATTGTGAGCCTGCTTGACGACTTCACCGCCGTGGATTTTTCGGAACTGACGCCCTCCGGCATCGAAGGGATGGTCATCACCGCCTACGAGGAAGCCTCGGGCCAGACCGTCTATCCCGGCGACCCGGTGCGGCTGTTCCTCCAGTCCAACGCCTACATCATCAGCCTGCTGGCGGCCTTCATCAACGAAACCGGGAACCAGCAGTATCTGGCCCACGCCCGGGGGCCGCATCAGGACCTCATCGGCGCGCTGGTGGACACGGCCCGGCTGCCCGCCAGCCCGTCCCGCACCGTGCTGCGGTTCAGCACGGCGGAAACGCTGGGCTGGCCCGTGCTCATCCCCCAAGGCACCCGGGCCAACGCCGGGGACGGCGACACGGGGCTGACCTTCGCCACGGACGAGACGGCCATCATCCCCGCCGGGGAACGTTCCGTCGACGTGGCGGCAACCTGCCTGCGGGCCGGGGCGCACGCCAACGGGCTGGTCCCCGGCCAGATCAACAGGCTGGTCGACCCGCTGGCCTATGTGGACGCCGTCCGCAACACCGAAACCACCCGCCTCGGGGCCGACGTCGAGGACGACGCCAGTTACCGCGCCCGCATCCGGCTCGCCCCGGAACGCTTTTCCGTGGCCGGGCCTTCCGGCTCCTACCGCTACCACGCCCTGTCCGCCCATCAGGGCATCGCCGACGTTGCCGTATACGCGCCCGTGCCCGGCACCGTGGACGTGCGCCCGGTCATGGACGGCGGCGAACTGCCCCCGGAAAGCGTGCTGGAGCTGGTGCGGGAACGCCTGAACGCCGACGGCGTGCGCCCGCTCACAGACACGGTCATCGTGGCCGCGCCGGAGCCCGTCGAGTACGCCGTCTCCGGCGGCTGGTGGCTGCACCGCGACAACGGCCCTCTGGCCGCCAGCGTGACGAAAAAAATTGAAGCGGCACTTGAAGAATACCGGATCTGGCAACGCAGCGCCCCGGGCCGCGACATCAACCCCACCCGGCTCGTCAGCCTGCTCGAACGCGCCGGGGCCAAGCGCGTGGAACTGGAAAGCCCACGCTACCAAAAGCTGGAACAGCGCCAGATCGCCCGCGAAACGTCCCTCGACCTGCAATTCATGGGGATTGAAGATGACTAAGCGCACCCTTTCTTGCCGGGCAAACACCGTAAAGCCCACGGCAGCCGCGAGCCGTGGCGGGCGGCCCCATGATTAGGCTCGGAGACCCGCAGGTCCGGGGCCTGCTCACGCCCGCCCTCGCGGACGACCCCGCGTTCGGCGCGGCAGGCTCGGCCCTGGAAACGCTCCTGCGCCGCGTCGTCCGCAGCGTCCCCAACCT